AAAACCAAATTCTATGTCAGTTGCGACTACGGAACACAGAACGCAACCGTTTTTCTCTTATGGTATCAGGATAAAGAGGGAATATGGCGGTGCTGCCGTGAATACTACTATAGCGGCAGGGACGAAAGGAAGCAGAAGACAGACGCAGAGTTTGCTGATGACCTGGCGGATTGGTTGGCAGGAATTAAACCGGAAGCGGTTGTTATTGACCCGGCGGCCGCGTCTTTTATAGCAGAGGTACGGAAAAGAGGCTATCACGTCCGGAAAGGGAAGAACGCGGTTCTGGACGGTATCAGATACACGAGTTCTCTCTTATTACAGAGGAAGATTCGCATATCTGACGCGTGCAAGCATTTGATTGAAGAGCTGCAGAGCTATTGTTGGGACAGCAAAGCGGCAGAACACGGGGAAGACAAACCAGTTAAAGTAGCGGACCATTGCGTCGATGCCATGAGGTATCACTGTTTTACGATTATAAAGAGCGGCGGCGGAATGTCCGTCCTTAAATAAAGAAGGGAGAAACTATGGATATTACAACAGCTATTTCTCTTATTAAAAGATACGAACCGATTCATACGGCATTTGTTAATAAAGCGGCAATCGCAGAGAGATATTACAGCGGCGAGCCGGATATTTTCTTCAAACCGGCGAAACATGACGGAGAGGAAACAGTACGGACGGCTGATAACAGGATTTCACGGGATTTCTACGGATTGCTTGTAGATCAGAAATCAGCCTATTTATACACGGACCCGCCGGTATTCGATACGGGCGATGACAGATTGAATGGGATTGTAACGGAAACGCTCGGAGAAGAGTTTCAGCGTGAGTGTAAGAAACTCTGTGTGAATGCTTCTAATTCGGGCGTTGGCTGGATTCACTACTGGCAGGGCGACAGCGGGATTGAATACGCCGTCGTGGATAGCACGGAGATAGTTCCGATTTGGTCCAAAGGCCTCAAAAAGCAGCTTCTGGCAGTGTTACGGATTTATACGGATGTTGACGAAGAGAACGGAGACAGCCTTGTCATATATGAAATCTGGACACCGGCAGAGTGTGCTTCATTCTGTCGAAGGGTTCAGGACGATGTGGAGATGCTCCGAGAGTTCCCGGAATTTCCGATTTCATCCGTTTATTCCATCTATGACATACAGACGGAATATACAAACGTTCTTCATCACGGACTGGGAGAGGTCCCCTTCGTAGCGTTTTACAACAACAGCAGACATCGCTCTGATTTAGACAGAGTAAAACGGTTAATCGATGTATACGATGCTGTTTTCTCCGGATTCGTTGACGATCTGGAAGATATCCAGGAACTGATACTCATTCTGACCGGATACGGCGGCACGGACTTGGCAGGATTCCTGGACGATTTAAAACGGTTTAAGGTGATCAAAATGGACGCGGACGAGAATTCCGGGCTTGATACGTTGAAAATGGAAATCCCCGTTGAGGCAAGACAGACCCTTCTGGATTTAACTAGACAGGCCATTATAGAAGTAGGGCAGGGATATGACCCGCGCCCGGAGAATTTCGGCAACAGTTCCGGCGTGGCACTTCGTTTCTTTTACGCAGCCCTTGAAATGAAAGCGGGACAACAGGAGACAGAGTTTCGACTTGGATTTGCCCGTTTAGTGAAAGCAATATGCAGAGGAGCGGGGAGAGAAATTGGAATAATCAGACAAACATGGATGAGGACAGCGATTCAATCAGATCTGGAAGCGGTGCAGATGTGCGCACAGTCTGTCGGGATTGTTTCACGTAGAACGATTCTTGAACATCATCCGTTTGTTGAGGACGTAGACGCAGAAATAGAACGCTTAGAGGAAGAGGAAGCCGCGGCCTTAGATGAGTACGAGGGAGCTTTTCCCTTAAAGGCAACCGGAGCGAACAGCGACGGAGAAGACGGAGAAGGTGAAGAGTGATGAAGTTGAAGATACTCGGAGAGGTTTGGAATTTATTTATACGATCAGAACAGGACGACGAACGACTGGGGAGCGCTGACGGTTATACTGACACATCTACCAGAACCTGTGTGGTAGAAAAGATGACCCCAGAAGCCGGAGCAAAAGAAGACCTGGACTCATACAGGCGGCAGGTGATCAGACATGAACTCATCCATGCCTTTCTGTATGAATCCGGATTGGAAGCGAATTCCTGGGCTGCAAATGAAGAATTAGTTGACTTTTTTGCTATACAGTACCCGAAACTGAAAAAACTGTTTATGTCTGCCGGAGCGGACGATTGAGGTGGTGAGATGAATGGCAAAACCTAGACTGCCTGACAACAAACGCTGGAAGGCCGCATTTGAACGCCTGGAAGCCTCACGGACGAAGCAAGCGGAAGCCATCGCAAGGGGCGTTGATGGGAGCTTTAAAGCGTCCGAGAAAGTGATTCTTGACCGCATAGAAGCGTGGTATGCCCGCATTGCAAGAAACAACGGCATCACATCACAAGAGGCGCGGAAGCTTCTGGACAGAAACGAATTGAAAGAGTTCCGCTGGACAGTGCAAGAGTATATCAAAGCGGGCAAGCATCACGGGGGAGACCCCGCTGTTCTTAAACAGTTGGAGAACGCATCCGCAAAAACCCATATCTCTCGCTTGGAATCGCTGGAAGCACAAATAAAAGGCGAAACAGAAGTTCTGTATGCACGGTATAAAAATGATTTATCCGGGCATCTGATCGATCTGTATTCAGACCAGTACTATCATACCGCGTTTGAGATACAGCGGGGAATCGGTGTCGGTTGGACATTTGACGGAGTAAATCAGAGAAAAATCGAAAAGATCATACAAGAACCGTGGGCATCTGACCATTTCAATCTGTCGGAACGGCTCGGACTTAGTAAGTCACGACTAATCGAAACATCACACAGACTACTGACACAAATGGTTCTGACGGGAGACAATCCGGACCGATATATAAAACAGCTCGCGAAAGAACTAGGAATTTCACGGAGAAACGCGGGAAGAGTAATAATGACAGAATCGGCTTACTATGGACAACTCGCACAACAGGACGCATACGAAGCACTGGGCGTGGAAGAATACGAAATCATAGCAACGCTGGACAACATAACCAGTCCGATATGCAGAGAAATGGACGGGCAGCATTTCAAAATGTCCGAGTATGAAATCGGAGTAACTGCCCCGCCTTTTCATCCGTGGTGTCGTACCACAACCGCCCCATATTTCTCCGATCAGTCCATTGTAGAACGGATTGCAAAGGATAAAGATGGGCAAAATTACTATGTGGACGGAAGCATGACATATAAAGAATGGGCAAAGAAATACCCGCAGGATGCAGGACGAAGGGGGAAAAGAGGATGAGCGATAAAGTCATAGCGTTATGGGAACTCACACTCGCAGTGGTTCTGTATCTGATGAGAGACCCGCAGTAATGGGCATAGTTCGTTAAAGATTTCACAAGCGTACAAAAAACGACACATGAGTATATATAGTAGATTGAAAAAGTCTAAAAATCAGACAACAAGTAAAGTTTTCAGAAAATGTCCAAAAAACGCCAAATGAGTATATATAGTAGTACTAAAAAGTTTTTAGTACTCGTAGGAGTTTACGACTAACAGGAAAAAGTGAAGATACTGCTTGTGTCTTTACTCTTGCTATGAGTTTTACTCGCTTGGCAACGAGCCTTTAAAGGAGAAAGTTGAACTCTTGCATCAGAGACAGAGACTTTCTCTTGCCTTAAAGGCTTTTACCACCTATATCAGGAGGAATATATACACTTTCATATGCGGACTAACGACAGAAACAACCAACGCCGGCTGATTGTTTTATTTTTCACAAAAGCCTGCATACTTTATATAGCACCGATTGGCAGACGTAATCTGCCACGTCCCCGGCGGTATCCGGGAGATTCTGACGAGAGGCGACCTCGTAGAAAAGCGTACAGGAGGAACATTATGAATTTTGAAGAATTGTTACGAGCACAGGGACTGACAGAGGAACAGATCGCAGCGATTACTGCTGCAATGACAGAAAACAAGATTTACACGACCACGCTGGAGAATGCACAGACACGCTACGACAAGCTCACGCAGCAGAAGGAAGCGGTAGACGCAGAACTGGCAACAGCAACGCAGACTATTGCAGACCTCAAAAAGCAGGCAGAGGGAAACGCAGACTTGCAGGCGAAGATCACGGAGTACGAATCACAGATCAGCTCGCTGAAGGCAGAGGCGGCGACCGCCGCCAAAACATACGCCGTGACAGATGCTTTAAAGGCCGCGGGCGTAATCGATGCGGACTACCTGATTTATAAACATGGCGGGATTGACAAGTTCGTCTTCGATAACGAGAACAAACCCATTGGAATCGATGACATTCTGAAGAGTTACAAGGAAGACGAAAAATACTCCCATCTCTTCAAACCTGAACAGAAACCGGGCGGATACAACCCCAATGGCGGAACAGGTGGAAGCGTGAAGAATCCGTTTGCCAAAGACACCCTGAACTACACAGAACAGGGACGTTTGCTTAGAGAGAACCCGGAGCAAGCGAGAGCACTGGCAGTAGCTGCAGGCGTAACAATCTGACAAATCAATCTTAATCGAAGTTTATCAAAAGTTTAAAAAGTTTATCGAATATTTAGAATTAAATGGAGGTATATCATGGCAGTTACAAAGTTATCTGATGTAATCGTACCTGAAATTTTTAACCCGTACGTGATTCAGCGTACACTGGAAAAATCCGCATTTTTCAACAGCGGTATCATCACACACAACACGGAGTTCGACCGTCTGGCATCACAGGCTGCACCGGTGGCAACAATGCCCTTCTTTGAGGATTTAACCGGAGATTCCGAGGCCGTCATTGAAGACCAGGACCTGACACCCGCTAAGATCACTTCTAAGGCTGATGTCAGCGTCATCTTCCGACGTGCAAAGGCATGGGCGGCAACAGATCTGGCCGCAGCGATGTCTGGTTCTGACCCCATGAAGGCTATTGGAGAGCTGGTTTCCGGATTCTGGGCTAGAGATATGCAGAAGGAGCTTCTGGCAATCCTGGCCGGCGTTTTCGGTACCACTTCTGAAGAGACACCGGCAACCCGCATGGCAGATCATATCCTGGACATTTCCGGACAGAGCGGCAATGCTTCCAAGTGGAGCGGTTCCGCATTTATCGATGCCGAGCAGCTTCTGGGCGACAACAAGGCCGCACTTGGAGCTATCGTGATGCACTCTGCAACAGAGGCGGCACTGAAGAAACAGAACCTTCTGGAAACCGTACAGCCTTCAAACGATGTCGGCTTCCACACCTATCAGGGCAAGCGTGTCATCGTTGATGACGGATGTCCGGTAGAGAACGGCGTATACAGCACCTTCCTGTTCGGAGAGGGCGCAATCGCATACGGCAACGGAAACCCTGTCGGCTTCGTTCCTACAGAGACAGACAGAAAGAAACTGATGGGTTCTGGTATTGACTATCTGATCAACCGCAGAACATCCATTCTGCACCCGAGAGGAATCAAATGGACCGGAGCTTCCCAGACACATCCGGAAGGCCCGACCCGTGACGAATTCAAAACCGCAGAAAACTGGCTGCCCGTTTACGAGCGCAAGGCCCTGCGTATCGTTGAGTTCAAGCACAAACTGTAATAATCGAAAGAGAGGGAAAGCCCGTGTTAGAGCTAAACGTATTCAAAGCCCTGCTTGGGCTTTCTACTGATGAAAAAGACATATTCTGTCAGTTTATCCTTGACGATGTAAAAGAAACCATTCTTAACTTCTGCAATATTGACGACCTGCCCGCCGGACTAGAACAGACGGCGTACAGAATGGCCGTGGATATCTATAAAAACGATGCACCGCCCGCCGCATCATCAGACAGCGGCGACTTCGATATATCCGGCGTCTCATCCGTAAAAATCGGTGATGTCTCCATTTCCGCAGGCGACCCCGGCGGAGAACGGGCCTCCTTCATAAGTTCACTGTTAAAAAGATATGAGACGACATTGAGGCGGTACAGAAAGATCAGGTGGGACAGATGACGGTAAGGGAGATTATAGAACGGACATATACTGATACGTGCGTCATCAGGACGTATACGAACAGTATCTCGGATAACTATGTGAATACACCAACACCGGCCTTGTCCGAGCCGGTTCCCTGCCGTCTGTCCCATCAGACCATTCAACCCGCCGCGTATCAGTATGATACCGGAGAACAGAAGCAGACAGTAAAACTGTTTGTCTCCCCGGATATCCATTTCCCTCCTGGTTCGGAAGTAATAGTCACACATGACGGAATCACGGCAGAATATGAGCTGGCAGGATTTCCGGCAGTCTACAAGACGCACCAGGAGATCTTACTGACGCTGAAGGATAGGTGGACGTAATGGCAGACATTGACATTACACAGTTAGAACGGTACATCGCAGAAATTGAGAAAGTAAGCGGGGAAGAGGCGGTTCGAAAAGTGACGACAGACGCACTGCATGAGGTAGCAGGGCGGATGATCAATAAAACGATGCACAGAACGCCCGTGGGACAGTATCCAATAGAAAGCGGGCGTTCAGGCGGAACGCTGCGGCGTGGATGGACGAACGGAGAGGACGCAGACGCACTTGTCTATGCTAACAGTTTGCCGGTGACACACTCACAGCAGACACACTCTGTAACAATCCAAAACGCTGTCGAATATGCTCCGTATGTGGAGTTCGGACATAGAACAGTAAGCGGCGGATGGGTGGAAGGACGATTCATGATGACTAAATCGGCGGACGAGATGAACGCCGGAGAGGCTCAAAAAGTAGTCCAGAAACATCTGGACAAGTACCTGGAGGGATTGAAATGATAGCAAACATTATCAATGGCATAGCGGCAACTCTTCACGCATCATATCCAAATTATCCCATATATACCCAAAAGACCCCGCAGCACTTAACAGAACCGGCTTTTCATATCAGACTGATACAACCCCGGACAAACAACAGCCCCGGTGGTACATGGGAGAGAAGAGACCTCGTAGAAATCGATTTTTTCCCTGCTGACCCAAAGGACACCGTTTTTCTCTATGAAGTATATGAGGAAATCGGACCAAAACTGAAATGTATTGAGGACCCGGACACGGGGAGCCGTTTCAGAATGGACGGGATTTCAGGGGATGTATCGGACGGCGTGTTAGTCATAACGGGCACTTTTACATATTATGAAATTGAGATCGAGGATACAGACGGAATGAAGACCCTGGAGGTGACAGGCAATGTCGAATAAAGAACAGACAGTAAAAAAGCTAGAACAAGCTCTCGCCTATACCAAAGAGGAGCTCATCAAAAGCAAGACTTTCAGACAATACAAAGACCTATTAAGGGCCCTTCTGGTAGATGGCGGAACTTACACAATAGATGAAACAAAGAAAAAAATTGATAAATTCTTAACAAAGGAGGAAGCGTAATGTACGGTGGCGGAACATTTACGGCGCAGAACAAGATTCTGCCCGGCGCATATTTTAATTTCATCTCTGCTGCACGTCTGACCGGCGGCGGCGGAGCCCGTGGAACAGTGGCGATTGCCCTTCCCTTAACCTGGGGACCTGACGGCAAAGTTATCACCATTACAAACGATGTCCTGAACGGAGATGTGAAAGCGCTGCTCGGATATGATCTGGACGCAGATGAGCTTCAGACCATCCGCGAGATCATGAGACATGCGACCACTTTATATCTGTATAAACTCGGAACCGGCGGAACAAAAGCGGACAGCACGTATGCAACCGCAAAGTATGCCGGAAGCAGAGGAAACGCGATCAAGATCGTAATCGCGAAGAACGTGGACAATGCGACAAAGTATGACGTTGTGACCTATCTGGGCACGGACGTTGTAGATACACAGACAGTAGCCTCATGCGCGGAACTCAAAGCGAACGCATACGTTGATTTTAAGACCACAGCAACGATCGCAGAGACCGCAGGGGAAGCCCTGACGGGCGGAACACAGCCTTCCATTACGGGAGCTGCACACACAGAGTTCCTGGCGGCGATTGAATCGTATACCTTCAACATTCTGGCAAGCACTCGAACAGACGCGGAAAGCCTGGCGCTTTACAAAGCTTTCGTGAAGCGTATGCGTGACGAAGTCGGTATGAAATGCCAGCTCGTGGCTAACCTGGCGGCGGATGATTACAGCGTAATCAATGTCGTACAGCCCGCCCTCATCCCGTGGGTAGCAGGTGCAGAAGCCGGATGCGAAATCGGAGAAACACTGACAAACGCAGTATATGACGGCGAACTTACACCGGAGATTGCAACCACGCAGGCAACACTGGAATCAGCACTTGAAAACGGACAGCTTATCTTCCATGCCGTGAACGGCGGGGAGCTTAGAGTGCTGGACGACATCAACAGTCTCGTGACCGTGACCGCGAACGTTGGAGCGGAGTTCAAAGAGAACTCAACAATCCGCCTGATTGACGGCTTCGCAACAGAAGCGGGCGAAATCTTTACGGAGACTTACATGGGAACGCCTAACGATGACATAGGCCGCTCTTCTTTCAGGGGACAGGTACTGCTTCTTCTGGATGAGTATGTCCGCAGAGGCGCGATTGAAGAGTACGACGAGGACGATGTCATTGTTTCTCGCGGCGAATCCAAATATGCCATTGTGCTTCAGTTTGCCCTGACCACAACGGGCACGATGAAGAAACTTTACGGCACGATCACTATTCAGTAACTGAAAGGAGAGAAAGACCATGGCGAAAAATGCAACAATGGAAGCCAAAGACGCTATCAGCGGTGCTCTGGCAAGATGCTACATTATCTACAATAAAAAGCGGTTCAATTTTATGTCAATCATCTCCTTCGAGTTCAAAATGGACAAAACGAAGAAAGAGATTGCGATTCTCGGCAAGCCAGGCAAGGGACACAAAACCGTGGGATGGTCCGGAACCTTCACGGGCAAAGCCCATTACAATACCCGCATTATCCGCGATATGTTGGACGCATTTGCTCATACCGGACAGGAGGCGTATTTCACGGCGGAAATTATCAACCAGGACCCGTCAGCGGCAAACGCCGGAGCACAGGCAGTGTATTTCTACAACTGCACGCTCGATGGCGGCACACTGGCAAAACTGGACGCTTCAGCGGATACCCTGGAAGAGGATATCAGCGGAACCTTCGATGATTACAGAATCGCTCGAAATTTCAACGACCTTCCCGGCATGAGAACTAACTAATAAATAGAGAAATCAGGAGGAACAAAAATTATGGCAGATTTAAAACTGTTTCTGGCAGGAAATAAGAAGAAAAAGACAAACGCTTTCTACCCGGCAACACGGAGTTTATGCGATGAAAAGGGACAGCCCTTGGAGTGGGAAATCAAGGCCCTGACTACAAGGGAGTACGAGGACATCAGAGAGGAGTGTTCCCGCGAGATTCCCATTCCGGGGAAACGCGGACAGTTTAGGGTGACAGTGGATGCTAATGAGATGATCGCGAAGATGATCGCGGCATCCGTTGTTGTCCCTGATCTGTATGACGCGGAGCTTCAGGACAGCTATGGTGCAAGAACACCGGAAGAGCTTATTAAGCTCATGGTGGACAACCCCGGTGAATACGATGATCTGGCGGCGTTTGTCCAAAATTTTAACGGCTTCGAGACCCTGGCAGAAAAGACCGAATCGGCAAAAAACTGATAGACGAGGGCGACCCCGAGTGGGTGATAGCGTACTACTGTCTGCATAAATTCCACTGGCCGCCCTCAACATATATCGGTCTATCAGAATCGGAAAAGGCCTTTGTAATCGCGGCGATTGCCAAGAGGACAGAGGAAGAAGAAAAAGCAGCAAGACAAAATTCATAAATGAGAGAGGGGAGCGAAAGAGATGGCGAATATCCAAACTTCCATCACGATGCGGGAAAACATGACATCAACCTTTCAGCGCTCCGCGGCCGCCGGGCGTGGATTAAGAGATACACTCGGCGGAGTAAGAGAACAGGCGACCCGTACAGAGGTCGCCTTTTCCACTTTAAAGGGCGTGATCGGTGGCTTTATAAGTGGCCTCGCATCTATATATACCATAAAACAACTGGCCGATTTTACGAACGACAGCGTGGAGGCGTGTAACAAGCAGATAGAGGCAGAGACCAAGTTATCGACCGTTATGTCTCAACGTATGGGAGCAACGGCGGGACAGATACAGCAGATAAAGGACCTGACAAGCGCGCAGCAGAATCTGGGCGTTGTTGGCGATGAAGTCCAGCTTGCAGGGGCACAACAACTTTCAACGTTTCTAAACAGCACAGACGCCTTAAAAACTCTGATTCCTGCTATGAACAACCTTGCGGTTCAGCAGAACGGAGTAAACGCAACCAGCGAGAACATGGTCAATATTGGCAACCTGATGGGCAAGGTTATGCAGGGACAGACAAGCGCTTTAACCCGAGTCGGCATCACTTTCACAGATGCCCAGGAGCAGGTGCTCAAATATGGAAACGAACAAGAGCGGGCGGCGATGCTGGCACAAGTCATAACGGATAATGTTGGCAATATGAACGCCGCACTTGCAAACACGCCGGAAGGCAGAGTAACACAGATCAAGAACGCATTCGGTGATATGCAGGAAACGCTCGGAGCACGCGTAACCCCGGCTTTGATGAATTTCTATGACACGATACAGGCGAATATGCCCGTCATACAAGGTCTGATGGACTCCTTTGCCAATTTTGCAACGGGAGTTATAAACGGCCTGACGGTGATTACAAACGGAATCCTTACGATGACAGGATTTGTACAGGAAAACTGGTCCATCATCTCTCCGATTTTAACCATGTCAATCACACTTCTTACCATTTACGGCGGGCTTCTGTTAGCCGCACACTTCGGACTGATAAAGGTAGCGGAAGGGCAGACGCTGTGGAACGCTGTTCTTGCAAGTTCTCCGATAACATGGGTGGTAATTGGAATAGCGGCAGTAATCGCGGGCATATACGCAGCAGTAGCGGCATATAACAAAGCGACGGATTCAACGGTATCAGCAACGGGCGTGATTGTCGGAACACTTACAACAGCCGTGGCGGTAGTGATGAACGCGGGCATCGGTCTGTATAACTTCGTAGTGAGCCAAGGCGTTTCACTTTACAACTTAATCGGTTCCTTCGCGAACTTCTTCGCAAACGTCTTCAACGACCCCGTGACGGCAATAGGCAACTTATTCTTAGATCTGTTCAACTATATCGTGGACACCATGAAGAACGCGGCGGGAATAATTGACGCGGTTCTCGGTTCTGATATATCCGGTTCAGTCGGAAAATGGCAGGCGGGAATAAATCAGAGTGTACAGGATATCATCGGACGGAATCAAAACACCGTCATGCCAAGAGCATCCGCAGATGATCTGACACTTGACAGAATCAATTATGCCGATGCTTATAACTGGGGATATGACAAAGGAAAAGCAATCGGAGACAAAGTCTCTTCTACAATCGGAGACTGGTTCTCCGGTCCAGATTTATCCAAATATGAGTCCTTAGTAAACAACCCTGGACTTGACCTGACGGGAGCCCAGACAGTAGAGCTTGGAGACGACACGGCGGACAAAATCGCTGATATCGGAGACAACACCAAACAGATTGCCCGAGCGATGGATATTACCGGCACACAGCTCAAATACTTATTCGATGTGGCAAACCGTGAGGCCGTCAACAGGTACACAACCGCATCAATCAAGGTAGACATGACTAACCACAACAACATATCGAAAGATATGGATGTGGACGGAATTGTTACAACATTAAAGAACAGCCTGGAAGATCAGATGCAGGCGGTAGCAGAGGGGGCACACTGATATGGAAGCTTACAGAGTATACATAAACAAAATCCGCTTTCCGGTTGTATCTGAAAAAATCCAGATTAAAACGGAAGGCGGAAACAAGACCTATACACTGATCAACGGCGGCGAGGTTAACGTTTTAAAATCCCGTCGCCTCAATGAAATCTCGATGAAACTACTTCTGCCCGCCGAGCAATACCCGTGGGCATATTATGAGGGCGGGAAATTTAAGAGACCCGCTTACTATATAGACAAACTGCTGAAATTATACGATAAGCCGTTCGAACTCATCATATACAGAGATACAGAGAAAACAACGGACGGGAAGACCGTGGCGAATCCTTACAACAGGACATATACGGTAACGCTGGAAGACATGACGATGGAAGATGACCCGGACGAAGGGCGCGATGTCATGGTGTCTCTTACGTTTAAAACGTACAGAGATTATGGCACAAAGAAAGTAAAACCCAAGAAATCCTCATCAAAGGCAACTTCCAAGGTTGTCTCAAAGGTAGCAAGCGCGGCGGCGGCAGTCGTGATGAAGATGGGACGGGCAGAGAAGGTATACAAACTGACGAAAAAGACAACACTCGTGGCAGTAGCGAAGAAATTCTATGGTAGCAAGGACGCAAAAGCGGCGGCGAAATTGCTTTACAAGTTAAACAAAAAGGCGATTAAGAAGAAGAATCCCAAAGCGACGACATACACGAAGAAGCTGGTAAAAGGGACGAAAATTGCCCTGATTTTGCCTTTTGGCGAACTCAAAAGACGCGTGAAGTAAGGGGGTGAAGATATGCCAAACACAGCACCGGACAGCGGCACAGGCGGAAAAAAGGACGCGATCTCTTACGCCCAGAGCAAGCTCGGATACAAGGAACAGGGCGGCTGGAATATGTTCACACGAAGCACAGAGCCGTGGTGTCATGGTTTTGCCTCATGGTGCGCGCAGCAGTGTGGGTGGATTGGAAAATATGCTCCCTCAACGAAGAGTTGCCAGGTCGGGCGGGCGTGGTTCCGTGACAAGGGCAGATATAAAACCCGGGGCAATTACACGCCGCAGAGAAACGACTTCGTCTATTTTGTCGGTTCGAAGAACAAACCCGGAGAAACGCACCATGTCGGCATTGTGGAATATGTGGCAAACGGATATGTTCACACGATAGAAGGCAACACTTCCGATCAGGTAAAGAGAAAGTCTTATCCATTGACATCAAGAAGTATCCTCGGATACGGCCTTGTTCATGATTACGTCAACAACGTGGCGGGCACAACGTATGTAAACCGTGACACGCCAGCAACCTCACAGGGCAAAAAATACAAAGCCGCTTTCACGGCCTATTATCCGCACAACGATTCCATGGAAGGCGGGTATCTCGATTCACACGGACACAGACTGAACCCCGCAAACAAAACGTGCGCATCACTTCCCAAATGGTACGGGAAGAAGATTCTCATTGGTGGAACAGGGACAAAACTGGATGGGCAAGTCTACACGATCACTGATACAGGCGGGAGTTTCAAAGGTTTGAAACCGGACCCCGATGATGATGATAAGAAGAAGACGATAGCACCGATTGATATTCTCATGTCAACTAAGGCCGAGTGCAACAACTTCGGACGGCACAACGGCTGGATTATTCTCGACTATAACGGCGAAAACTACAGCTCAACGCCCTCAACGGCACAAGCCGGAACAACGCAGGCGGCAACGGCAGCATCACCCGGAAACGCAGCGCAGAACAACAGTCCGATCTCGACCCAGAACACATCCGATGCCCAGAAACAGGCCCAGATCGAGGCGGAATTAAAATATCTGAAGAACTTCCTCACGGCATACAAGAAGAAGCAGAAGGCGGCAAAGAAAAAGGACAAGGCGAACAGCGTGGATGAGCTGGAAGTCGTTTCTACCGGCAACAAAACGAAAGTAAACGCCGATATGCTCATCCATAACGCATCAGGATATTTCCATGTTCCTGTTCTCGATGGCATGACCGTAACATGGGAACGCAAGGGCACGCCCGGAAAATTAGTCTTTCAGACCATTTCAGACAAAAAATATCCAATTACACCGGGCAACGAAGTACGCCTGACAATCGATAACAAGATCTTCTTTTACGGCTTTGTTTTTACGGTCCAGAAAACAGCAGAGGGACTGGCAAATGTCACGGTCTATGATCAGATCAGATATTTAAAGGCAAAAGATACCTATATATGGAAGGGAAAAACAGCGGGAGACATTGTTAAAAAAATAGCAAAAGACTTCAAAATGCAGACGGGGACGATTGCAAAGACGAAGTACAAGATTTCACGAGTGGATGACGGAGAGACACTCATTGACATAATACAGAACGCATTGGATGAAACCTTGTATTATTCCGGGGAAATATACACGCTGCACGATAACGGCGGAAAACTCTGCTTAAAGTCTCCTGATCAGATGAAATGCGACTGTCTTCTGGACAAGGACACGGGGCAAGATTACACATACAGTGTTTCTATAGATAAAGATGTCTATAACCAGATAAAGCTCGCTTATAAAGACGAACAGACGGGAAAAGTGGATTTTTATATAGCGAAGGATTCCGCTCATATTAACGCCTGGGGATTGCTGCAGTATTATGACACAATTGCAAGTCCCAAACTGGGAAAACCTAAATCGCAGGTGCTCCTGATCTTATATAACCAGCTTTCTCGCATACTTTCACTGAAGGATTATTTTGGAGATTTGAACGTCCGGGCGGGGAGCATGGTTCCCGTCAAACTCGATCTTGGCGATGTCAAAGTGGAGCGGTATATGCTCGTGGACAAGGTAACGCATAAGTTCGAAAACGGTCTTCATACGATGTCCTTAGAGGTATCAGGAGGGGGATTCGATAGCAGTGAGTAATAATACAAGCTTAATACAAGTTATCAAACAGATATGTAAACAAGAACGGGAAGCGTCAAAACCCGCCGATGTCATAGTCGGTACAGTAGAGGACGGAAGCCCTTTATCCATCCGTGTAAGTCCAAAGTTAGTTCTCTCCGAGCCGTTTTTGATTGTAACGGAAACGCTCACAGAGAGAGCACTGGCAGCGGGGGACAAAGTACTGATGATCAGAGCGGACGGCGGGCAGCGTTTCCTTTGTATAGACAGGATAGGAGCGTGAGAAGATGATTCCTAGAACCGATTATATAGAGTATGACGAAGAACTCGAAGCGATTCTTGCGGAGAACGAGGAAGAGATCGAGCCTTCCTTGACGTGGAAATTGGATGAAAAAACGAAAACAATAGATGAACAGACGGACGGGGAAACAGCACTGATTCAGGCGTGTTACATGATACTCCGGACAGAGTTCGGAGCGTATGAAATCTTTGATTTATACGGTCTTGACCTTACAGAGTGTTATGGCATGGACATGGAATACGCACAGATCAGAGCGCAGGCACAGATCAGAGAAGCTTTGCTTCGTGATGACCGCATAGAAGACGTGGAAGACTTCGAATGGCAGATCGTCGGAAAGGACACATTGAGAATGTCTTGCACGGTTGTGAGCCGGAGCGGGGCAGAGTTTCAGTTGTCGGAGGTGGATATAAATGTTTGAACAGCATACATACGAGGCAATCCTGGAACGAGTAATCGGACGGATTGATTCAACAAAATTCAACATAAAACAGGGCAGCTTTCTTCGCACTGTTTTAGAGCCTGTATGCCAGCAGATCGCAGAGGCATACGAAGATATGGAAGGGGCGATTGATCAGAGCTTTGCACCGTCCGCAGAGTATGAGTATCTGGCAGAGCGGGCATATGACCGGGGGATTCTTCCCATTTCCGGCACACCCGCAAAAATCCGTATTGGAATAACGCCCGCAGATCTGGAGCTTGAAGAGGGCGAAGAATTTGCAATCGGTAATGTAATTTACAGCGTGACAGCCCTTGTCGGTGACGGTCTTTATCAGTGCACATGCAAAGAGAACGGAACGGCGGGCAACATATACAGCGGAACAGTTGTCCCTGTCGGAGAAATTGAGGGACTGGATACAGTGACGCTCGTATCAGTAGATGAAGCGGGCACGGATGACGAAACCTGGGATGACCTTTATTCACGGTATATTGACACATACAAGGCGCAGCCGTGTGGCGGTAATAAGAGATGGTATAAAGAGAAAATCGAGACTTTCGGAGATATCTTCGGATGCCGGATTTTTCCGGTTGGAGACGGAAAGAGAGTGAAGGCATATATAATCGCGACAACAACGAACGGAAAACCGATGATTCCGACCGTTAACGCGACTATGGAGGATGTTATGGCGATCGCACAAAGTACAAAGGACGCCTTAGACCCTAACAGTAACGGGGACGGAAAAGGAGAGATTCCTTCCGGGCATATCCTGACCGTGACCGCGGCGCAGCTGCTGCCTTATAACGTGGCGATTACATTAACCATGAATGAAAACTATAGCCTTGAGAGCGTCCAGGAAGCCGTGAAAGCGGCGGTGATTCAATTCTTTGAGGATTCCTTGCTTTATGTCTGGAAGACGGAAAGCGGGATTATAGACCCCAACTATTACGCGGGAGAGCTCATAACGGAAATAACCGCGATTCCTGGCATAGACGGGGCGACCGCAACCATGACGCCGAGGGTCACGACGACAGTAGATGAGCGGCTTTTTCCAGGATGCAGAAGAACACTTAGTGACGGCACACTGACGGATTTCATAACGATTACATCAGCATAAAGGGGGCGGAAATATGTTCGATAACAGAGATTATGACACGCTTATGGATGAGGTTTTAGAGCGTGTGGATGACAGGTTCGACAAGAGAGAAGGAAGTCTTTTATACACAATGGCCGGCCCCGTGATTATGGAATTAGTCCAATTATACGCAGATTTAGATTCCATGTTCGATCAAACTTATGCCAGAACCGCAGACCGTGAATATCTGATTGAAAGATGCAGAGACAGAAGCATAAAACCGATTGAGGGCACACCCGCAAAAATTCGTATTACAATAACGCCCGCAGACGTAAACCTCGGCATGTATCCCGTCTTTCAGATTGGAGATCAGAAATACATCATCCGTGATAATCCGATTTCCCCGGGAGTTTATCTGATGACAGCAAGCGAAAACGGAACAGCGGGGAACAAGTCATCCGGTCCGATTTTACCAGTTGATACCTTTATAGACGGTGAAATGGTAACAACAATCCCTGGCCTTCAAAAGGTAGAATTCACGGCACTGGAAGAGTTTGGCACGGATGACGAAACAACGGAGAGTTTGTTACAGAGATATCTGGAAACGTTCGATTTGGATGAAAGAACTGGAAATATGGATTGGTACCGGAAGACAATCACAGCCTTCGATGATGTGTATGCTTGCAGAGTTCAGGCTTTGACATACTTACACTACAACCAACAAACACAGAAATACGACACCATCACTGACGGGAGAACCATTGTGGCATATATCGTTGGAAAAACAGCGGACGGGCAGGCGATGCAGACCGGAGAAACCGCAACACAGGAAGAAATCGATGCCGTGGTAAACGGCGTGAGAGATGCCCTGGATTCCCGGCAGCCGGAATATGGAGAGGGGCGGGAGAAGCTGCCCTTCGGACAGACCATTAGAGTTTACGATTCAGGGGAGCGCATGACAACAGTTACAGCGACCGTGGAGCTTGAAAACACATGGCAGCTTTCAGAAGTAGAGGACAGAGTAAAGAACACGATTCTTGACTACTTCAAAACAGACCTCATGGATAAATGGGGAAACACTGATTCCCTGGCATACGTGGCAAAAGGACGGGGCGAACTGATAACAAAACTTGTAGCACTGGCAGGAATAAAGTCTGCTGACATTTCCTTCAGTTTCGGTGCCGGGTATCCGTACCAGCACGCCGTAACAAACGCAGAACACGTATCAGTGGTTCTTAAAGAGTAAGGGGGCGAAAGTATGAACTTATTAGAATATCTGCCGGAGTATCTGACGGAATATGCAGAGGTGAAAGCCCTCATGGAAGCTTTACAGCCTGAAATCGACCTTCTGGACGAAGAGCGAGAGAAGTGTTGGGATTGTCAAAACTTTAACACAATGCCTGATGAAATGATAGAGCGATGGGAAAACGTTCTCGGACTTTTGCCTCCGCCGGAGATTGCCGGAGAGTTTTCGCAGCACGAACGGCGAATTTTCCAGCTGCAGTTCTTCTCGCGGCTCCGTCGTCCTTACGGCATTGATACCGTAGGAGACTTTCTGGCACTCATAACCTCTGGACACAACGATTATTCGTATGACGCAGCAACGGCAACGCTGACAATAGAGGTCCCGGGTATGCCGGCAGGAACAAACACAGCAAAGTTTGCCCGATATATCAAAGAGACCGTAGAAGAATGGCTGCCCGCTTATGTAACGGTAACAGTAACAGTAACAGCAGAGTAAAGGACGGAGGTATAGACCATGAAAACTTATGTAATAAACTCGCAGAATCCGGGCGTGGTACAGCTCGGACAGCAATATGACAACAACGCCGTTCGGCTCGAATTTTACGGGCTGGAATCCGGATACGATTACTACATCATCATGACAGCAGAGGCGGACAAATACTTCTCCGTCCTTCTGGATGATAAGAACGGCTGGACAATATCAAACATATACACACAGAAAGCCGGAACGTTTCCCCTGCAGATCTGCACAAGAAACGAAGCGGGCGAATATATCGCACACAGCCCGATTTTCAAAGGCGTACTCGCTTCTTCAATCTGCAGAGATGACCCCGCAGAAGAGGTTGTCCCTGACGTGGTAAAGACGATCTTCGAACAGATGACAGAACTCTTCAACGGCACAAAATCCGCAGCAGAGAACGTCCCGCAGATCACAGCGGAAGACACAGAAGGCGGTGTAAACATCATCATCACACGTGGAGCAGAAACCATCACGGCAACACTCTTCGATGGTAAAGACGGCCAGGACGGAGAACCCGGAAAAGATGGCCAGGACGGACAGCCGGGAGAAGACGGACAAGACGGATTAGACGGTGTTTCTCCGATTTTATCAGAAACACAGACCGCAACCGGATACGACATAACGATCACAGACGGAGCCGGAACACGTACCATTTCCCTGACGAATGGCCAGGACGGAAAAGACGGCCAGGACGGAAAAGACGGAGCGAAAGGCGACAAGGGAGACACCGGGGCAAAAGGTGACAAGGGCGACAAGGGAGACAAAGGCGACACCGGAGCAACAGGTCCCGCCGGACAGGATGCCGATGAAGCAGCAATTGAGGCACGTATCCAGGCATGGGTACAGACGAATATTCTCGGAGGTGCATCATGAGTTATACAACAGTTTCAGACTTATTTAAGGCGATTTGTGATTCAATACGGGCAAAAACGGGGAAAAGCGGAACGATAAGCCATCAGGATATACCCGCTGAAATCGATGCGATAGAAGCGGCAGACAATACGCTTCAAAGACTCTTAACGGATAACCAGGACCCTGATTTACATCCACTTACAGAGTTATCCGTGCGCGGTCTGAAGCATTTAGTTGGTTATGCGTTTTACTACAACACCTATCTGACAAGCGTTTCTATGCCTGATGTTCTGGTTGTAAACCTGAATGCCTTTTATCAAAACTCAAACCTGCAGAGTGTGAGCTTTCCAAAGGCGACACACGTATACAGTTCTTTTTGCCGCAATTGCAGCAATCTGGAAAGCGTGGAGTTGCCGGAAGTCAAACAGATATCAGGGCAGAACACTCTTGCTAACTGCGGCAAACTGAAAGAAGTGGTATTTCCAAAACTTACAACCGTCAGCAGTGACAGTTCAGGCTTCTTATCGTACTGTTCAGATCTGGAAAAAGTCAGATTTCCCAAACTTCAGGAAATGGTGTCTGGAAGCGGCCCAATGAGTGGATGTACGAAGATAAAGAGTGCAGACATCGGACTACTGAACAGATTCAGCAGTTACGGCTCATCGAATGCTATCAATTTGAGCTCCTCGACTGTTTTAAAAGTGCTGGCCTGCCGGTACGCAGACGGAGCGACGGTGCTCGCAAATACATTTAACTCAAATTCTCCGATTATGGCCGGGACTGGATATGTCCTTGTTCCTCGGAGTTTAATCGCAACATATCAGGCAGCAACAAACTGGGCGACGATATACGCCGCTGGCACACAGTTCCTGGCGTTAGAGGACTACACGACCGACGGCACACTGACAGGCGAACTGGACGAAACAAAGATCGATGCTCTGCTGGCATCATAAAGAAAGAGAGGGGCGAACAAAATGATTCAGATTACAAACGAAAAAATCGGAAAGATGAATTTTACACGGACATATTCGGATGAGGGCTTCTTTATCCGTCAGGACGGTACGGGGGAAATTTACGATGAGGCATGGGACCCGGTGGGAACGGGCAGGACATACACAGAGACGGACGAAAAGATTCCAAGGGATGAATTCGCGGATATGGAGATGATTGGCGATGAGTGATGTGATAGTGGCGATAATCGTAGCCGTTTTTGCAAGCTCCGGATTCTGGGCCTTTCTGACAGCGTACCTGTCCGGCAGACAGTCCAAACAGACAGCAGACCATCAGTTGTTACTCGGACTGGCACACGACCGCTTGTATATGATCTGTCAGGGATATATCAGCAGGGGATACATTACCTTAGATGAGTATGACAACCTGTTGTATATCTACAAACCCTATGTTCTGGCCGGCGGAAACGGCACGGGAAAGAAACTCTTTGAGGCAGTAGAACGGCTGCCAATGCGTGATGAAAATGGAAAACAGGAGGAAAAATCGGATGTATAAGATTCTTAGAGACGACAGAGAAGTCAGATTAACAACGGACGGAATGAGAACTCCGACCGTGGAAGAAATCGTATGCGATACAGCGGCGGACATTGCAAATCTGCCAGACCATACAGAGGTAGCGATGGGGAGTATCTGTTACGTGATCGAGACCGGGGACATGTATATGCTCAACAGTTCGGATGTCTGGGTGAAGCAGTAAAGGCGGTGACAACATGAAGCTTTTTGATTTACTAATCGCAAAGAAGATAACCGGAGGCGGTGGTGGTGGCGGTGAAGAAGCCGCCAACACAGCACTGGCAAAACTGCTGACGGACACCGGAACAGCAATTATGCCGACAACTCATCTGATTGTTAAAAACATAACACAGCTGGCACAACAGGGATTATACGGCAAGAGAAACCTCGTGTCCGTGAGTATGCCTGACCTGGAGGTTATCGGACAATACGGTCTTGCGTTGTGTTCAAACCTGGAAACAGTAGAATTTCCATCTGTTCAGGTGGTAAATTCGTACGCCTTCAAATACTCCTCAAAACTGGACAACGTAGAACTCCCGTCTGCGATGCAGATATTGGCGGAAGCTTTCAGCGGATGTTCGGCGCTGGCTTCTATTACACTTAGCGGCCGCACAGTCTGCAGCCTGGCAAATCCCAACGCCTTCTCCAATTCAGGCATCACGAGCACAACGGGCGCAATTTATGTTCCTGCCGATCTTGTGGACACATACAAGGCGGCAACAAACTGGAGCGTTTTTGCCGATCGAATTTTCCCCATAGAAGACTAAAGGAGAGAAACCATGATTAAAACAGAGAAGGTAATGGTTGTAGATACGGAATACAACATGACATATTCGGACAAAGAGGTTCTGATTAAACAAGAGGAAGACGGGCAGTTCTATGACGTGGCTTTTGATGAAATCGGACACGAGAAAACATACACAGAGACAAACATTCCGATTCCTGCCGGATGGGCAGATGAAGAGGAAGAGGAAAAAGAAGACGGAGAAATGGAGGTATATTCGGATGATGAGTAACAAGACATATGACACACTGAAACTGATCGCACTGTTAGTGGCTCCGGTTGTGGTCTTTCTGACCGCCCTGATCAACACATGGGGAATCCCGCACGGAGACCAGATCATAGCAACACTGGCAGCACTGGACGTTCTGATCGGTGCTGTTGTTAAGATCGTAGCAACACAGTATCACAAAACACAGGACGAAACAGAAGAGTAATACGGATGGGCGGGGCTGTCAGGGCAGAAAAACGGCGGCCCCGCGTTGGTGTTTCTTCCGGTAGTCAGTGATTCATTCTTCAGTAATAACGTAACGACTGACAGAGGAAGTAAAAGCCGTAAGAGAGTAAACCTTCCAAAGCAAAACGACACTTTCTTCCTTTAAGGGCTTGTTACCAAGCAAGTGAAACTCATAGCAATGGTAACGAGACAGAAAGAAGTCTTTATCCTTAAAGGTTCTACTACCTAGACTAAACAAGAAACTAAAACTAAGTCAAGAAAGTTCTTTTATTATTATATACTCATTTGAGATTTTTTGTACAGTAGTTAAAAATTTAACGAAGTTACGCATAAAACGACACCCAAGAGAGGCGGAAAACGAAGAGCCCTGACTTTGCATATATAAAAAGAGAGGGGACAAAACCATGACAAAAGAGAAATTCATCGAGGCGATGGCAACACTTGTCATCAAATACGCGCCGAATTACGGCATCAAAGTGTACAGCCCAATCATTGCCCAGGGCATCTTAGAAAGCGGATGGGGCAAGAGCAAACTGGCGGCAGATTATCACAACTATTTCGGTCTGAAATGTGGCTCACAGTGGACTGGTAGAAGCGTCAACATGACCACCAAAGAGGAATACACGCCCGGGACCAAAACGACCATTAAGGATAATTTCCGTGTTTACGACAACATGGAAGAGGGCGTGAAAGGATATTTTGAGTTCCTGCGTCTGAAACGGTATCAGAATCTTCGAGGCATCACAGACCCGGAGAAGTATCTGAAAACCATCAAGGCGGACGGATACGCAACGTCTTCAACATACGTCAGCGACCTGTTAAAAGTCATTGAGACATACGACCTGACGAAGTACGACAAAGAGGAAAAGAAGGAAGAGAAGCCCAAAACAGCAAAGAAGAAAACGGAAGAGGCGGAAGAAGAGTATGTTGTCACAGAGAGGGACATCACAATCTGCGGACACGGAAGTGGCACGCCGTCCCTGAAGAATCTGTACGAGTATGCCGAGAAACGGTATCAGCAGAGGGCATCAAACGGCAAACATAAGGGAATCGTGGCGGTAAAGCGTCACAAAGACATGACAGAGAAGAAGATGGAAGAGTTCGTCGAGGCATACAAAATGATTCTCGGACGCAACCATTACTCGCAGGCGCTCCGTGGATACGTTTACACGAGATATAGAGGGACATATTACAGCGACTGTTCTTCTTCTGGTATGGCAGCAATGAGACGTATTGGCTTGTCAATCGGTCCCTGGTTACTCAACACGGCGGGAATCTATGAGAGCCCCAAGTTTGAAACCGTCCCTGTCATCATCAAGGACGGGCATATCCAGAACCCGGAAATTCTGCGTGTAGGCGACCCCATTCTGTTCGTAGGAAACGACCCTTCACGCCCGGAACAGATCGGACATGTAGAATATGTCTATTCTATCAATAAGAAGAGCGGCAAGGCAAAGAAAGACAGAAAGAGCTTCCCTGGCACATATCCGAGCCTTGCAAACGGCCGCGGATACTATGTAAACGGGGACGGCAAGAAAACACTGACGAACTATAAAACCCAGATTAAACGTATCCAGCAGCTTGTAAACTGGATAAACACTGGCAACATGGCACATGGTTTGACCATTGACGGACACTACGGAGAGAAGACGGTGCAGGCAGTAAAGAAAGCACAAGGTCTGTTAGGAGTCAAAATCGACGGCGTATTCGGCAAAGCAACCCTGACAGCAGCAAAGGCATACAAACGATAAAAACGTCCGATAAATGCAGAATTCCCCTGTTGTGTTATGATAGACACAGCGGGGGAGTTTTCATTTACAGAAGGGAGAGAAAACCATGCTCACAACGCAAGAACAAAAGGACCTGCTTCAGTACGTCATCAGACTGCAAAACGCGGATATTCCCGTACCACTCAATGAGGCGACAGCCTATTTATCCCGTTTACTCCATAGAGCTTATCCACTTTCCCCCCGATTAGTCAAAATAAGACTAAATGGACAGTCAAGATATGCCTGGAGGTGTCCGATGTGTTCGGAGATACTCGGAGACGTAACGGATAAACCGGAAGTGCCGAACAGACACATCAAATTTTGTCAGGAGTGCGGACAGAGGATAGACGAGGAAGAAGCCTTTGCTGCATATTCCAAAGCCCGGGGCATTCGTGATATGTATGCTGAAGAAATCGGTGAAATATTGAGAGAAGCGGAAGAGGACAACGGGGAAACACGGGGGAATATGGATGAATAAAAAAGAAGCCCCGTGAAGGAGCTTCTGTTGTTTAGCCTCGATATACCATCCATTCAAGCAGACAAGTGGTTCTATCAGGGGCGGGCGTTGTGATTGCCTGGGCAAGATCTCTGATGTCTTCACAAATGACGACCACTCTTTTCCGTGCTCGTGTTACAGCAACATACAACAGGTTTCTAACGAGCATTCGGTCAGGTGTGGCGTGGGGGAGCATAACGATGACGGTATCAGAGCCGGAGCCTTGGCTTTTGTGGATAGTGA